TGTTACGGATCCGGTCTGCCGGTTAATCGCTGTAACGCCGACATTGACGGCGACATTCCCATCGCTGCCTGGCTTTACGCCATTGACGAATTTTACCGCCCCGGCAGCTGCAGCCTTTGCCTCGTTGATCGCCTGGTTGATGTCAGCAAGCGACCGATAATTGTAGTAGCTGTGGGACGGGGTAATGCCTGCTGCGGGGTTGGCTTGTACCGCAACGATAAAATTAAAAGTAGATATGATTGTTGTACCGCAGATGATGGCAACATCTGCCACAACATCGCCAGGGCACGTCAGCATTTGTGCCGCCAATCGCACGGTGATGGTATCCTTGCCCAGTGTACAAGCAATTAGGTTGTCCTCGGTCCTGTCGTATATGCCACCTTTGCCGTCTGGTTTGCAAAAGCGGACGACGCCCTTCGTTTCCGTCCCGGATTGGGCAATCTGATTATTGATGTTGGCCGGCGCACCGTTATCGTATAGTTTGATTGCGACTTCTCGACTTCCGGCGTCGCCCTGCTTTGCCACCACGCGAGGGCATGGATCCCGGGAGGACATATCAAGGTTAATTGTTTGTGTATTATACATCTTATTGCCTCCTTTTCCACAGATCAGCAATTGTACTGTCCAGCCCGCGCTTTGACTCGCCCAAATCAATTGCGGTATAGCGCTCCGCTAGCACGTCAAACTCAGTCCGGACAACTTTGGCCTTGGCAGAGATCCCAAGTCCCGCATGCCAGATTGTGACTGTATCACACAAGCTTACGTGCTCTAGCGGCGCAATGCTTCTGTACTCCAACGTCTGCCAGAGTGGGACGAATGACGCTTGCAACGATACAATCGGGCTTACGACTTTGTTGGCGCTTAAATAAGCGCTTGCTCGACTGCGCAATTGATCAATTGTGGGAGGCTGCTCAAAATCGCCACTTAAATCCAGCGGGATTGTCCGCCCATAATTCGCGCTTCCGGGAGTGCTAATCATACACTCAGGCAGAGTCACCAACACGCCAATGCCATCTTCTCCATCTTTATAGTAAAATGGGACAACTCCAGTCAATGCTGTCTCTACACTGGTAATTTGCTCCATATCCGTCAGATTTTTACCATATGCAACGACTACCCCATTATCATTCCCACGTGCGGCATGTAGGCGGACATTCCACCGATCCCACTCATATTCTCCACCGTAGATATCCAAGATGGATCCATCTGCCCCGCCGAGACGGTTTCGCGCCGAGGCCGGCACTATCTGATCATAAATGCCATTGCCAGACTTGGTTGCCACAAAAGCAAACGGCACATCCCCTACGCAATGATTGGAGATCCCAAGCATCGCGCCAGCCACGTCAGAGGCCGAAAACGGCATGACGACAATGTGATTTAACTGATAACTGATGTGCTCCGCACTGACAATCAATGTTCCATTGAGATTAGCGGCGACTGAATAAATTCGGAAGGGTTGCCATTTGTCCAGCGACGTGGCTGAGTCATTGCTGGGAGCCAGGATGATGTTATCTACGGTCAGATCGTTGGCCCGCGCACCGCCTGCAGGGTAAGTCATAGAAAGTTCAAACTCTCCGTTGCGTTCTTCCGCCACAATGCAACTGATTGCATCAGGCAGGGTCCCAAGCCCAAAACTTGCAAAATCCGTTTCTGCTGCCGCGTACAAAATTGGTATCACATCGTCCACCACCTAGGTACGATCTCTATCCGGGTCACGCTTTGCGCAAGCTGGCCGGATACAGCGATCTCGTTCTCGCCCGGAGCCAACACCGGAAAACCGTTATGTGAGCTCATTCTTGAATTATAACTAACATTCCCTATATAAGCGTTCTGCATTTCACTATCTACATACAGCCCATCAGGAAGGTTCGTTATTGAAAATGCCATATTATTTACATTAATAGAGACATTACCGCTGCCAAAAATACAGAAGAGCGGCTTTGACTCGAATGATGTAGGATTATAAATTTTTGTCTGATACAAGCGGGGGGAATCAGGAATATCAATAGCAAATACACGTTGTCCGTCATCTCTCCACAGTTGAGGCTTGCAATCGAACTGAATTGTGAATCTTCCACGTTGATTCCAGAAGTTTTCCATAGATAGGGGGCCATCAAAAGCCGCCATTCGAAAGACCCCTGGATGGTAGGTGTCCCGAAGTTCTGCATATCCGTCCTCGGCAGCATATAGCCAGTCAGCGATCTCCGACATTTTGTCCGGGCCGCCCCTGCAGTAGCACTCGTACGCGACCGCAACATTTTCGTAGTTTCCTTTATCCAGCCGCAGGGACCCGTTCCGCCCTGGAACTGATACCAGCTCGACTTGCCGGATCGGCTTTTCTTGCGTTGGGAAACGTTCGACAAAAACGCCAAAGTCCGTGCTGCGCTTTCCCGCAAAGCAAAAATAATTATCCATTCACAGCAAGCCTCCTCCTGAACATTCGCTCCGCATCGGCCATGACATATCTCGAAAGCTTTCGCTCGTCAATTCCGGCAGGCGCATTCACGTGGATCGCGATCCCACCTAAACTGATATTCTGTGCGCCGGTACCGGTGCTCCCGTGATTTTCTTGGCCCACTGTGGGGATCACAAAATTTCGCTCCCCAAGCTCGGCCATTCTACGCATTACATCTCCGTATTTGGACATGTTGTCCTGGACGGCGTTCACAGCGCCCTGGACCACATGGGCAGAGTTCTGATAAAACAGCCGAGACGGAGAATTGATTTGATTGTACGCCCGGAATGCATTGTTGCCGGTGCGAGCCAGCGACTGCATCTGGTTCCCGTACAGATACTCGTTATCCTTTACGCCGGCCATAACGCCACGGACAATATCGTTTCCCATGCCGTAAGCCTCAGAGTATACAGCCGCTTTCCCGTCCGATAGGCCTGTAGCAAAATCAGCCGCAATTGCAGCGGCATTTTCTTTGCTCTCATTTTTCTGCCGGAAGATGTTGTTCAATTCGTCAAGCTTCTCGTCAGATCCATCCAAGATGGACTGCAAGATCTGCATGGACTCAACTGATCCATCTGACAGCTGTTTTACCAGGCCATCATCCACGCCACGCCGGGCAGCCTCTTTGAGATTGTCCGCATAATTGTCAAATGCCGTCTGCTGGGATTGCAGATTTTTTATCATGTCATCAATACTCATTTCGCATTTTTCTGACACTTCGTCAAAAAGCCCGATTTGGGTATTCATGCTTTCCAGGGTGGATACCCGGGTGGCCTCATACTCGTCCTGGAGTGCTTGCAGGCGGCCAACCATCGTCTGCACAGCCTTATCGGTGTCCGACAGCTTGTCGCCGCCGTTTTCGCATTCATCAGCAAACAGTTTTAGGGCATTTTCTGCGTCGGTAATCTGGCCTTCGTAGTTGGCAAGCGTTTCGTTGGCTCTATCAATATCCTCTGTTAGCTTTTCTTGGGCTATCTCGTTCTCCCGAAGATCAGCGACCAAATCCTGGACCTTTTTCGACGCCATGTCGTACTCGGTTCCCAGCGTTGCATACTCCTGACCCAACATCTTTTGGACATCCAGGCTTGCTACGCATTCATCGCCGTAAGTTTGCTGCATCTGAATCACTTGGCTCTGAATGCCCGCCATCGTCTTCGTGGCTTCGGTGAGCTGCTTCTCTATAACGGCAGCCTCCGCTTCCAGCCGATTCCGCTTTGCCTGTGCATCAATCAGGGACGCTTCTGCTTTTCCTTGCTCCTCCAGGACATCTGTATACTTTTCTTGGAGCGCTTTGGTAGTAGCGTTCTTTTTCCAGGCCTCAATGTCGCCCAGCAGAGCACTCGAGTTTTTGTTGATTAAGCCGGTCTGCTCATCGATCACAAGATTCAAATCCGGAATCAGCCCATTGAGCTGCTCCACGATCATCTCATACTCGCGATGCGCCACAGCGGTGTTTAGCCCCGCAGCCTCCAACTCTTGCAGCCGTTGCACATATATTCCTGCAGCATATGCTGCTCCTTCGATCTCAGCCTTTGTGCTGGCGTAGTTTTCGTTTGCCGCCTCTATGCGGCTCACAAAATTTTCTGTGGCATCTGCCAGCTCGCTCTCTGCGTCCGCTGCCAGGGATGCAGATGTGGCGATGGAGGTGACAATCCCCACAACTCCGCCTATCACAGTTGCCGCAAGCCCCCAAGGAGACGCGCTGGCCACCGCACCAGATACAGCCATCGCCTCTCCGGCGGCCGTGGCGGCGGTGGAGACCTGGAAAAAGCTGGTTGCAATTTGAACGATTTCCCCGGCCTTTTTTGTGGCCTGGAACGCAATAAAGCCGGAAGCGATTCCGGCAACTGCGCCAACTACATCGTCCCCATGATCTACCAGCCACCCAAAGGTATTTCCAATGCCTTCCGCAAGGTCGTCAAGCTTCCCACTTTTGGCGGCTGCGTTCATCTTGTCTGTAAACTTCTGGATAATGGGGATTGTATTTTTCAGCACCGGTTTTCCCAGCACCGCCTGCAGCTGTCTTTGGGCTTCTTTCAGTTCGCCGGTGGCGTTCTCCCAGCTGTCGGATTCCCTGGCGGCTTGTCCCAGCGCGCCAGATGCCTTATTGCCGGCCTCAACCATAGATAGGAGCACGTCCACCTTCTGGGCTTCCGATAACTCCTGAAAGCTCTTGGCGTATTTTTCATTCGCTGCCGTGTTACGGGTGGTTTCTGTTGCAGCGATGCCAAGGGCTGCATCATTCGCGTAATTGCCCTTCAGGAAGCTCTGAAGCGTCTCTGTGGCGTCTTCGATCGAGCGGTCGTAGTATGCCGCCGAATCTGCCGCAGCGTGTAGGGCCCGTTGTGCGAGCCCCAGAGCCTCCTCAGAATCCGCTCCCGTCGTTTTGGCGAATGCGTAGATTTTTGTGTAGCTTCCCTGCATCCGAGTGGCCGTAATGCCGGCCTCGTCCGCAACTGCCTGCAAACTGGATCTGGCAGTAGCCTCAAAGCCGGAAAAAGTCTGCTCGAACTGGGCGTTTTCGGCCTGGACTTGTGCTGCGGACTCAATCATCCCGGACGCAAAATCTTTCGCGCCTTCGAGCAGTTTGCGAAAGCCAGACATAATGGCGTCCGACAATATGCCGGCCTTTAGGATGTCAGAAAAATTTAGAGAAGCCTCTCCAGCATCATCCACGGAATCTGAGAAGTCATCTACATCGCCGGAAGCATCATCGGCAGCATCGGCAAAATCAGAAATTTGGTCAGTTGCATCCTGGGCGGAGTCAGCAAAGTCTCCCGCGCCGTCCTCCGCCGCCTGGAACGCCTTGATTGCTGCGGCAAGTTCTTCGTCCACACCCGTCAGCTCTTTTTCCAGCTTCGACACTTCGGCCTGGGCGTCATACAAAGCCCCTTCCAGCCTCTGGGCCTCGATGCTGCTATCTCCAAATTTGGTTCTTGCCTTCCCCCACGCACCTTCCAGCAAGGAGACCTTGGAGCGCTGATTGTCGATCTGCTTTTGCAGCTGGGCCGCAGTTGCGCGGAGCTTGCCTTGCTCATCACCATTTTTGTCAAACTCCGCAGTAACTGCTTTTGTCTGGGCGACTAAAGTTTTGTACTCCGTGTTGATTTGGCTAATTTGGCGTCTAAATTCCGCTTCGCCATCAATGCCAATCTTTGGGCCGATATTGTACGCCATATAATCACCTCAGCTCCATCACTTCATCGTACGTCCACTTCCGACGCTCGGGCTTCAGCTCTGCGCCACGAGAAATTGCAAAGCAATCTGCCATAGATAATATTTCCCCCACCGGCGTATGTAGGATCTCCCGGGTGGGCATTCCGGCTCGCCTGCCCCAATATCTCAGCCAGGTTGCGCAGAGCCGGATTTCGGTTCTGCGCCGCCGCCGTTTTTTGCCGGGGCTGCCTCTACCTCTTGCCGCAGGGAATCGTTGATGGCCGCAATGGCGGAAGGGCGAAGCAGCACCAGCTGCCGGGGCGTCAACAGTTTTCGCAGCTCTGCCTCGGTCGGCACTTTGCGTGCTGTCGCATCCCCGTCTGCGCAAAAGCTGGCCAGCAACCTGCGATTTTCCTCGCCTTCCCGCAGCAGGACAGCCAGGACGGATGCCGTACGGGATACCATTTCCCGGATATCGCCATCGCCGTCCAAGTAGCTTCCAAGTTTGTCCATCCCACCGCAGGCCTGGGTGATCTGATCAAAAGCCTCGACCGTCATGCAGAGTTGGTACTCTTTTCCACAAATTGTCACAGCGTTCATGCTTGTACCTCCGTTTCTGCTTCCACACTCAGCAGGGCTTTCAGAATTTCTTCGGCATCCTCCTCCGTGGCTTGATCATCCGCCACCCACTTCCAATCGTGGTCGGAGGAATCGTCACGCGCCAGTTTGCCGGTCAGCGCTTGGGTCTGCCAGCTAATGCTGTTCTCCGTCGTCTTGGCTGCCGATTTCGGTGCATCAAATCGCACCTTTCTCAAAACTGTCGGGACAAACGTATCAACGCCATCGGATCTGTATTTGGCAATATAGCCCACGCCAAAATACGGCGGGTTATTTTTAATTCCATGCTTTAGGATTTTTACCTTCTTTCCTTCGCCGTAGGAAAGCTCCTCCGGCTCGGGCGCGCCGGTGATCATCTGTTCTGCTTCCAAAAGCAGGCCGTCAACGGTCAACGTCAAGTCGCCACCGGTAAAAATACCAGCGTCGGTTTCCGCCACAACGTTGTCACAACAAAACGAGTTATCGCTGGACGACGACGGTTCAATCGATACTTCCACACCCCGCGCCAACTTCCGCCCACCGGTGTACGTGGGGTTCCCGCCGTTCGCGTTGTACTTCGCAACATACGGGAGGCTAAAGCCAATACATACTTTTCCTGCTGCACTCATAATTCTGCCTCCTAAATTAGTTTTTTGATTTCTTTGTCAATTTCCGCTTGCATCGCCTCTACGGCAGCCTTCTTCGTTTTTGTTACCGCCGGGCGCACAAACGGAGTCTTTTCGCGGGCAGACGAGCCGCTTTCCACAGCCCTGGCCAGCAACTGGTTCGGGACGCCTTGTGGATATTGTTTCGTGGGGTGGCTCCCGTACCCGTCAAATCCGGCCTTCGTGTGTAAAAAGCCATTCTTGTCCCGCTCAATCGGAGTTAAGCCAAAGCTGTCAGCCAAATCTTGCTTTTGATTTTTCGGCAGCCCATGGAACGTTTCTCCTGGCTGCAACCTCCGGAATTTCTCCTCCGGCAGTGCTTGCAGATTGGATCGGATTTGATCTGCAACAATCGCAGCGCCGGATGCAACTGCCCGTTCCAACATCTTTCCGCCATCCGCAGCGCTCTGGTATCTCTCCAGTGCCAGGGCATAATCTCCCGTCGCAGAAAACGTTATCTTGGCCATCAGCGCAGCACCTCCCATACCCATTCATAGTGGGTAAACCCGGTATCCTCTTCATATTGGATGCTGTTCAACATCCACGCCAATCCCTGGCAGTTGTTTAAAGATGTCTCGAATGTTTCCACCCACGGATCAAATTCTTGCTTTGTAAAAAGGTCGGTCGTCCCGGTGATTGCACCGGCGCAGTGCCGCCCATCCGCCACGAAATCATTCGCGCCATCTTCTTGCCACACGAAATATCGCTCAGACTTTAGCCGCACCCGGTGGCTAACCTGGTCCGTCACAGCGGTGTGCGCGGCGATGATCTTATCTACCCAACTCATCGCATCACCTCGTATGCTTGCGTAATGCGGACCAGAGACATATCCAAGGATGGAGGCCACACATCCATGACCGCCTGCACCGTGTCAATACGGTACTGCCTGCCATCCTCTGTGATTGCCACATCC